CGGTCACATGAGAAACGCCCAGCCGCTTGCCAAATTCTCCGGCTGATTTAAATCCCGCTGCTTTTCTAGCTCGTTCCAAACAAGAGCCGAAAGTTTCCATAAGTCACCAAAATTATTTTTAAGTTATCTTAAAACAGCTTGACGTAAGATATATTAAGGTTTATTTTTAAGATATCTTACATTTAACGGGGTCAAGAGCTTTGAAAAAGATTGACGCAATCGCCCACTTTGGAAGCGCAACCAAGTTGGCCAAAGCGATAAAAATTGCACCAGCCGCTATATCCCAGTGGGGTGAAACTGTGCCTCTGCTTCGCGCCTACCAAATAGAGCGCCT